TGACCTTCCTGTTTTCAGACATCAGGGGCTTCACTCCCATCAGTGAAAAATACAAAGGCAATCCAGAAGGATTAACAAAACTTATCAATAGATTTTTGACACGTATGACAGATGTAATCATTGCTAATGGTGGCACCATAGACAAGTTTATGGGAGACTGCATAATGGCATTTTGGAACGCTCCTATTGAAAATTCAAAGCACAGGGAAATGGCTATCAAGAGTGCTCTTGAAATGAATATTGCACTCAAAGATCTCAATACAAAACTACAGGCAGAAGGACTTCCACAGATCAACATAGGCATAGGGATAAACACCGGCGAGGCATTGGTGGGTAACATGGGATCCGAGCAACGGTTTGACTATTCGGTGATCGGTGACGCTGTTAACCTTGCATCAAGATTGGAAAGTTCTAGCAAGACGCTAGGCAAAACAATTGTAATCGGCGAGGAGACCAGACGAACAATTGAAAAAATGTATCCGTTTGAATACATAGACAGTATAACAGTCAAAGGCAAGACCGAAGAAATAAAAGTGTATACCATCAAAGATTAAATACACACATAATGAACAGTTTTTGGAATCTAGTTGCAGAGTTAGGATTGCCCATCGCGGCAACAATAGGTTTGGGTGCTTTTATAATGATTATTATAAAATACATCCTAGGATCCGTAGTAAGTTCAATCACTTTCATTCAAAACGTGATCACACAACTAGACAATAGAATTAAAACTATGAACAACGATATCATTAAAATTGATCAAGAAGTGTCTTCACAACTTGGTTTGCCTGTAGACACAGACAGGATAGCAAGGGCAGATGGTAAGAAGGACGCCAGGAAAGACTAATGGACCTAGCTACAATTATAAATGATTATGGATTTCCTGTTGTTGCGGTTTTTTTCCTTGCATATTTTATTTTTTATTTGTACAATTATATTGTTAAAGAAATAAAACCCAAGTTAGGATCAACATCAACAACACTGATCGCCCTAATTGATCGAGTACGGATGCTAGATAACGATCTAATTAGGTTACAAACTAAAGTACGTACTTTGCAACACAAAAAGAAGAAGTAAGTACTTTTAGTCAGGAAAATAAGATGAAATTCATAATGGTAATGATAATATGTTTTGGTGTAGATTGCCAGGCAGTTTATGACTCTGAATTCGAATATCAGACTTACGACGAATGCGTGGCCGAAGCGGTTGGAGTCACAGAATACATGCAATTAATTTTTCCAGCATCTGCAGGCGAGATACATTGTTGGGACAGGGAGACATTTAATATTTTTGAAGAACAGCTTAAAAAGAACGGACTTCCCCATATTGAACCTGTGTTACCATCCGGTACAGACACATAATACCAAATTGACAGCGACGTTGATCTGTAGTATAATGCTGTATGATCCACGCAATGATAGATCTAGAAACATTAAGCACAAATCCCAACGCGGTCATATTGACCGTTGGTGGAGTTAAATTCGACCCAACGACGCAAATGAAACCCTATTCGGAAATGTATTTCCGTGTTGACGTCGACAGCCAAACTAAAATGGGTCGGGACGTAATGCAAGATACTGTAAATTGGTGGAGCAAACAACCAAAGGAGATATCAGACGAGGCCTTTAGTGATCATGACAGGACTTCACTAGATGAAATGATAAAAAGTATCAACAAATTTTCCGTTGGTGTCGATGTGTTTTGGTGCCAAGGTCCGTTGTTTGACTACGCAATACTGCAAGACATTTACAAGCAATTAGGTCACCCTGTGCCGTGGCAGTACTGGCAAATTAGGGATTCAAGAACATTGTTTAGCCTTGTTCCGCGTGACCTAAATGAAAAAAGGCAAGATTTACACAACGCATTAGAAGACTGCAGATTCCAGGCCAAGAAGGTGCAAAAAGTTTACAGGCAGTTGGGTGTGAAATGATCAAGTGGTACGGGATAAAAGACTTTTACTATTTTGATGGAAAAAGATTAAAGCATTCAAAACAACCTACAACTAAATGGATAAAATTAAATTGTGTTTACAAGATCAAAATCGCAAACAAAGTTGTTCACGTAGGCAGATCCGACACCTGCAAAAAACATGGCCCTGCTGAAAAGGTAAGGAAAGCAGTGGTTCAACTTTTGGGTTTGGAGGCATATAATCCTAGTGTATCACCAACAAAACTTTGGAGAGAAATTAGGTTGCGTCATAGACCAAACTCAAGTAACATAAGTATAGGAGTAATAGAAACCAATGCCATCGCCCGAACCTACTTACAAGAAGCCATTTGAAATAATATCTAAGTACGAAGAGTCAACATGGCTGGGCAATGACACTCCAATTTTTGAGAATGAATACACTGGAGTATTCAAAGACAAATATCCGTGCGTGAAAGGACACACACTTTTTATTCCAAAAAAAGATACACCTGAATTCATAGGAGAATCCTATAAACTTGCCTACTACTGCGGTAAAGAATGGGTCAAAGAGGGCAAAATGGCGGGCTTTAACGTTGGCATGAACATAGGCAAATGTGCAGGACAAACCATAATGTGGCCGCACATACATTTCATACCAAGGCACAAAGGAGATTCAGAAAAAATAGGTGGTATGAGATACGCACACCCTGACGCAGACCATTTTGAATATTACAGTGAGAATGATACTTACGGAATTAAAAAATAATGCAATATGCAACTTTAAGATTATCTAAAGAAAATGATCATACAGATTATTTTGATCTGAAATACAAATTAATACAAAACAATTTCACAAGCAAGTGGATAGAATGTGTATTAGAAGCTCAGCAAAAGCAATGTAATATCTCGGAGCCCTGGGCAATGTATAATATAAATGACAGGCTGAATGGTAACTTCCTGCTGGAAAAAATGAATGACTTAATTTCTAAAGTAGACAAAGAAGAAAGGCTTTTTGGTTTCAAACTAGAAAGCATAGAAGACCAAGATAAACTGAACTTTATACATTCTATTTTTGAAGAGCATCATGGCCAACTAGATCAATGGAAAATCAATCCAATTTTTCAGGGTAAAACAAAAGAATTTAGAAAAAATTTAAGCCAGATAAACACGATTGTTCATGCCTGTGAAAGCACAGGAACCACGCCAAAGATCAGAATAGTTTGGTATGACTTGCCAAAGCATAGAAAATTCGAAGACAGCGATTATGAACTATTCACAAACGCAAGAAAATTTGGTTACCTGTACCATCAGTATTGTGATGTTGGAAAAAATATTGAAAGTCTTGCAACAGACAACGATCATCATCATCATGATCTTGTTCCAAATATTCATTTTAGTGCAGATGTTGTTGCACATTTTTGGACCGACGACGATGAGGTTATTCAAAAAAGAGAAAAACAGTTCAAAAATTATATTGAAGACAATAGAGATTATATTAAAAGCCAAGGATATGAAATCAATGACATCCGCTTGACCACTGGGAGGATTGAGATAGGTCGGCTTGAAAATATAGATGAGACTGACATAATGCAAAAACTTAAAAATTATAATTACATACAATCTTTCAATCTAACGTGAAAAAAAATAAAAATATAATAGAAGAAGATAATTCGCTTGACACACGTGAATGGCAACTGTTGTTGGTGTTGAAAGAATTGCAAGGTCAATTATCAGAAGACGAGAAAAATCAAAAATTAATAGAATGGCTAAAACAAAAAATAAAAAATTTAGACGCAAGAACAGGTTGGTAAAACAAAGCAGAGGATCAGTGTTTGTTTCTCCCGATAATGGTGAGACAATTTATGAACAATTACCAAACGGTGATCGCAAGATGATCGAGCAAACACCACTCGCAAAAGATACAGAACAGGCCATGTACGAACACGAAATGGTAGGTGTCGAGGCAATACGTTTAAGAAGGAAATATCCAGCACTAAAAAAAGCATGGGAACAATACAAAACCATATGGAAATTGGTTGCATATAGTGACTAGGGTATGCTTGATGTAAAACACTTTTACCATGCGTTTAAAGACGTCTGTGTGCGTTTAAAGGGGTGATTAAATAGTATTATGACCAAGTTCGTAAGTGTAATAGGCAATGGTGAAAGTAGACGCGGTTTTGATATAACTGTGCTGAAAGGTATTACTACCGTGGTCGGTTGTAATGCAATTTTCCGAGATCATAACCTAGATTATATTGTGGCCTGTGATAGGCATATGTGCCAGGAAGCCGCTAACACCTGTGGCAAGAATACCATAATTTACACCAGAGAAAATTGGTATAAACAGTTTGCATTTTGGCCAAATGTTAAAAGAGTGCCCGACTTACCTTACACGGGAGACAAGAGACCAGATGATCCGTTCCATTGGGGCACTGGCCAATTTGCCGCCCTGGTAGGACTAAGTTTCAAGCCAAAAGCAATTTTCTTAATAGGAATGGATCTTTATGGATTGGGCAAAGAAAGTAAACCCGAAAATGTCAACAACATTTATAAAGGATCTACGGGTTACACATATATTAAAAGGCCGGTCGATCCAAGATATTGGATATATCAATTTGATAAACTTTTTGAACATTCAGATTGCAGATGGATCATAGTAAACACAGCCGATTGGAAAATGCCCGAAGAATGGAAAGCCCATAAAAATGTATTTCAAGAGTCTTACGAGGGATTGGCCAAGTGGGTAAACAAACAATTGAGTAAGCCTAATGAGTAGCATCTGTTCGGCTCCATGGCGTGGTCTTCATATTCAAGTAGATGGGGGCATATCCACTTGCTGTGCCGGTGGATTCAAATTGGGAAATATTAATACAGACTCTATAGAATCTGCACTTGCCAATGACAAACTAAAAAAAGTTAGACAAAGTATAAAAAAAGGCGTATTGCCAGAAGATTATTGTAAGTTCTGTATTAGGGCAAAAAAAAACGGACTTGGCAGTGAGCAAGATTGGCATAACTCATTGAATGAAGATTTTGATATATCGACAGCAACCGAAGACTATCAATATCCTGTAATTTTTGACGCCAGATGGAACAACACCTGCAATAGTACCTGCATATATTGTAACGCCGAATTCAGTTCTAAATGGGCCTCGGTTTTAAAAGAAAGCCAATCAAAACCAATGAAAGATAACAAGGACAAAATTACCTCATTTTTCCTTAAAAATAGCAGTAATTTAAAAACTGTGGCCATGGTCGGTGGTGAGCCATTGCTAATGAAAGAAAACGCAGACCTCCTTGATGTGATTCCAAATAATGTTAATATTGATGTGATATCAAACTTCAGTTCTGACGTAACGAAAAGCAAAGTTTTTGAAAAATTGTTAAAAAGACGTAAGGTAGGCTGGCATATCAGTCTAGAAAATACCGGGCCAAGATATGAATACGTACGGCAAGGATCAAAATGGCAAACCGTGATAGATAACTTGAAAATATTAGGAAATGAAGTAAGGAACCCGCCTGAGAAGAATGACCATGAAATACAATTCATGAGTTTGTTTCATTTACTAAGCGCCACACATCTGTGCGAGTTTAAAGACTTTGCCCATGAAGCAATAGGATATTTTCCTTTTAAATTTAAACAACCAAACCCACATAGAAAACACATAGAAATTGTATGGCAAAATTATACAGCACCAAAAGAACTATCACTTGATCACTATGGTAAAGATGTATTACTAAAAGTTATTTCGGAAATTGAAAATTATTTAAAAACAGATGTTACTAATGCAGAAATAAGTTACTTTAAGAACAAAATAAAAATATTCAAAGGGATTGCTAAAAATACCGATGCTGAAACAAAGGAAAGTTTTAAATCTTACATAGAAAAAAATGAAAAACTTTTCGACAAAAGTGGTTATTTTAAAAAACTATGGCCAGAGTTTTCTATGTTGTCTGCTTGACAAATTATTAATAAAGTTTATAATATTAATATGTTTGAAAATATAAATGATGGAGATCATATTACTCTGAAACTTGCTTCAGGAGAAGAAGTTATTGCAAAATATAAAAGCGGACAAGATTCATATATTAGTATCGAAAAAGCATTGGTGCTAATGCAAGGGCCACAAGGACTAGCCTTTGGTACATTTTTTAGTACTGCTGAACAAGACAAACCAATTAACATAGCCAAAGATAAAATCACTTCTATTGCCTACATAAATGACAAGATAAAAGAAGAATACAAAAAAGTCTTTAGTAAAATTGAAGTGCCTAAAAAACCAGGAATAATCGTCTAATGTTTGAAAATCACAAGAAAAGTATTAACGCTTTGGTCGATGTGTCTGAATCGATGTTGAATGCCATGGAGCAACATGGTGTTGATCCAGAGACAGTATCAAAAAGACCGGAGTTTTCAGTATTGGTGCATTTTTTAAAAAGTATTATCGACGGAGAGTTAAATATACCCAACGACCTTACTGATAAAATCAGAGAAGCATCGGAAGAATTAGGACTTGACCTTGGAGACGTAAAGAAAAGGTTACACTAATGAGAGGACTCAAAGACTTTCATCCCTCTATAAACACTCTGCAAGTCATCATAAAGGAGCAAAGATGACTTACTATTCAACAAAAACATATGGACACAACATCGGTTTGAGTTGTGCGTTCAGACAGCCGAAAGCAGATCACTCGCACTGTAGATTCATACACGGATATTCATTGGCATTTAAATTTACTTTTGGATGCAAAGAATTGGATGACAAGAATTGGGCAGTTGATTTTGGATCACTAAGACCACTTAAAAAATGGTTGGAGAACACTTTTGATCACAAGATAGCAGTTGATGAGAACGATGTCGAACTAGAGAAGTTCAAAGAACTTGAAGAGGCTGGATTGGCTGAACTGAGTATCATGGACGGAGTTGGTGCGGAAAAGTTTGCCAAACATGCTTTTGATTTTGCTGACAGCATTGTCAGAGCAAACACAAACAATAGATGTTTTGTTGTTGAGGTTGAGTGCATGGAACACGGAGCAAACAGTGCCATCTATTCAAGAAAATAATTATCTAACAGAAAATATTGTTGTCGAACTTGAAAACAAGGCACTTACAATTAACATATACGACACACCTTTAGGGCATAGATTCATAGGTGCCCTGAAGGACAACCTTCAAAACAAACGTGTGCTGGAAAAAAACTTTTGTTGGCTAGGATGGGCCGACTCAAAAAGAGATCTTAGATATCTCGTCCGAGAGTTGAATGAAAATATAGCAGTTATTAATAAATTTGATTTTGATCCTGCCTATCAAACAATACATCCTTTTGTAACGGACGACTTTCAGTATTCAAGAAATAATGGCCTAAGGCTTAAACACGATGCCTGTAACCAATTGCACAGACACTTCGAAGAACTACAAGGTTCGGCCTGGCAAATTTCAAAGTTTTATCTTCAGGCCAATTACGCCACAAAATATTCAATCAGGCAGTTGAATAATTTATGCCATGAAATAGAAAGTTGGGTAAATGCAAATAGAAAAAAACATTATAAACCCGATTGGATACGCCCCAGCCAAATAACAACCTTTTTGAACGCTCCTCGCCATCTATTACATGATGAAGATTTTGAATTGTTTAAAACAAATAGGTATGACCGAGAACTGGGTGGAGTATATCTGCATTGGAGCCAGATCGGCAAAACGTTATATGAAGTGTTCCGAGACGAACATGCACCAAAAATGACAGATGCATTGTGTTCGGAAATTAATCATCAAAAATATTATTCCGGTGAATTTGATGTCGAGTGGGGACAAACAATCACTGAGTCAAATACATTCAAAAAAGAGGAAATGGACGAATTTAGATCATGGTTGAAGGCAAACAATTATGATTGGGAAGACCCAAAATTGGCATTGGGATATATTAAAATCGGACAGGTAGATTTGGAAGCGGCGTTTAGTTCTCAATCTTTTTTAGAAGTTTATAAGGCAATGAAAAATAATTTAAATATTAAAAGTATNCATGTTGTTGGTTCTCAGACTTGCAAAAATGATTATCCATATACACTTGAGAGCGAAGACTGGAAAAAAATACAAATTGATTATTTGAGAGAAGGTTATGAATCACGTAGTTTGCGTTAAATGGGGTAACAAGTATATTTCTAAATATGCAAACATACTTTATAGTATGTGCAAAAGAAATATTACTACTGACTACGAATTTCATTGCATCACAGATAGCACAAAAGATTTAGATCCCCATATAAAAACAATACAGTTGCCGAATGATCCTGCGATAAAAACATGGTGGAGTAAATTATGGATGTTCGGCGCAGACTTTCCACTCAAGGGCAATATCTTGTATTTTGATTTGGACGTGATAATATTCAACAACATAGACCATCTGTTCACGCACAATCCTGGGAAATTTCACATAATTAGAGACTTCAATAGATGCAGAGTAAAGGATTGGAAAATGAGTAACAGTAGCGTCATGAGATGGGAGGCAGGCACCATGAATTATCTATGGGATGAATTCAAGGCAAACTCATCAAAAATAATGTCGCAGAATCACGGTGATCAGGATTGGATCACAAAAAGAGCAACAGACGATATCCATTGGTTTCCGGACGACTGGATAAGAAGTTACAAGTGGGAAATGATTGGATTGAAGGACACAAAATTATTAAACAAGGACGGCAAGAAAATATTTAGGAAGCCGGCCGACATCACTCCGGAAAACAAGGTTGCGGTATTCCATGGTGAACCGAAGCCATTCAACTGTGGTGATGAATGGGTGGTTAAAAATTGGCGATGAAGGCATATGGCAAAGTAAAAATAAAAAGGATAAATCCAAGTTTGGATGATATTCCAAACAATTGTGGCTATGGAAAAAAGTTTAGGTTCAATATTGATATGAATTCAAACGGTATAGGAGGCGACCTAATTGAATGGTGCCAGATAAATTGCAGTGGTAAATGGGGTTGGTGGTTTGAACCTACCCAAGAAATAGTTAATCCTTTGAACCATTGGGAACATCAAAATGCATACATGAGTTTCCAACGTAAAAAAGATGCAACAAAATTTTGGCTGTCGATCGGAGTTGCTAGGATAGGTGATGACTAAAGATAATTAACAATATGAAATGGTTTGATATAACAGAAGAAGCAAAACACCAGATGGAAAAATTGTTGGAAAAGAATCCAGACAAGTATGCAATTAGTCTCATGGTCAAAGGTGGTGGCTGTGCGGGTTTTAAATACGAATGGGGATTTGTGGACAAAAAAGAAGACATCAGAGAAGATGATGAAGTGACAGACTTGGGCACAGGCAAATTTTTTGTGGTCGACGAAGCGTCAATGATGTATGTGGCAGGCACAAAAATTGATTGGAAAGAAGAAGTTTTTGGTTCGCAATTNGAAATAAGCAANCCCAATGCACAATCCGGGTGTGGTTGTGGAGAATCATTTGGGGTGTAATGGACACAGCATTCATAATCGGNAACGGTGAATCAAGAAACATATTTCCAATAGAAGAATTAAAAGGNCATGGCCAGGTATGGGGTTGTAACGCGATATACAGGGATCATCCTTTGTTGTGTGATCACATAGTTGCTGTTAATCCGCCGATGTATGAGGAATTAAAAGCGTGGCACAACAACGGAAAAGAGTCCGCGAGAATATATGGCCCTGATGACATAGTTGATTGGAACTACATCATACCCGGTGATGATCCGAGCGACATTCCACTAGGATTGAAACTGTACAGGATATGGCGAGGTGGTGATATCAAAAAAAGTAACAAAATAAGAACATTGGATTTTTCCGAAAACAGAGGATCAGGATGTTCAGCTGTATTATTGGCCGCGGAATCCGGTGTAAAAAATGTAGTAATATTGGCCTTTGACATCCTTGGTGCTAGGCAATGGGAATACCAGGAAGGTGTGCAGAGTCGAGAACAGAACAACATCTATAAAAACTCCAACAACTATCCATCGAGGATCAGCATGAAGGCCTATCTGAAATATGAATGGCTGTATCATCTAAGACAAACATTTAGGAAATATCCAAAGACTAATTTCTACTTCGTGAACAGAAGAGAATACATCAATCTTAATCCTTTCATCAGACACTACTTTGACCAATCAAACATTAGGGTCGGAATATATGCAGACCTAAAACGCTGGATCGAAGGCGAACATGACAAGATCAATTGGATCAAATATTAAAGTGTGTAGGTGCTAGAACAATCCAGTTTGTAGACCTTACGCATTTTCACACCTTGTTTTTGTGCAAATTTCTTAACATCACAATATGAACACACGTGTTTGTAATCGTTGGTTGCTCTTTCAGGATCTATCTTAGATCTGGCTCTTAAGAATTGCACTCCGCAGGAATCACACTTGAAAACATATACGGTGTTTTTGCGATGAAAGGTATGGTAGGTGCCCAGTTTGGACTGGCGTTCGTACAATCGCATCGTTTTTAATGTCTCTATGAACATCAATTTTATTTAATAAATACACACAAACATTATATGACTCGATTAAACATAGACCTAGGAATAGAAGGAAATACGGCAACTGGCGATACTTTGCGTACCGCCATGTCTAAAATCAACAGCAATTTCACAGAATTATATCTTTCAAATGCCGCAGAT